ACAATTGCAAAAAGATCCAGAAGGATACTGGAAAGCATTATGTGGCAGACATGACAGTATTTGAGTGGGCAAGAGATTACTTCCTGGAGGCGTAAGTATGAAAAAGAGCGAATTATTAAAGCTTCCAGCTATGAAAGCCACAAAAGAAATGTACGAAAAAGCATGGCTCGAAGAGGAGTATGATCGTTATCAGCGCCCATCAGTCACCGGACCGAAATACAGAAAATTCTACAGAGCCAGAAAAACAAAAGGAATATTGGAAGTCGATGTATTTTACTACAGGGACTTAAGATTAAAAACATCTCGCCCAGCATTTCGGATATTTTTGCATGATGGAAAATACGATACATACGAGACGATTGAAGGAAAGTGGCGCACAGCAACCATTGAGAACCTGCAGTTTGGAGTGAGTTACAACGACGGCGAGAGTGCAGTGTATCAGACATACTGGATTACAGAAAAAGACTGTAAAACTATAAAAGATTTTACAAAGAATGGAGAAGAGAGCCTGCATAGCGCAATTCTTGGGTGGCAGCAGCGCGAAAAGCATCGGAAAGAAACAGATCAGATCGATGATGAGATGGCAATCATTCCAGAGATTCCGAAAGATTTTGAAGAATGGGCGAAAAAAGATGCCGTTCCGCAATATATGTATTACGAATCAGGAAAGAAAATAGGACGATGCACCTGTTGCGGAAAGACGCAGGAACTGTCCGGTCATAAGTACGGGCAGGAAGGGAAATGCAAATACTGCAAGAGAAAAGTTATCTACAAAACTTATAAAAAGAGCCCAAATATTAAGGATGAATCGGGCGCTGCACTGATTCAGAAAACTCCGGCCGGATTCGTGTTCCGGTACTTCCATGTATACCAGCGAATACGTGCAGGAGAAAGAACGGAATTTAGCATCTACGAAAGTATAAGGATCACATACAATGACTTGTGGTATAGACGACACATTTATTCTTATCACAGATACAAGACCACGAATAAGGTACGTTGGTGTAACGGATATGAGTTCGGAGGATATTATTGGGGAGAAGTAAAGGAAGAAGGAAAAGCAGTCCTATATCCACGAAATTTAAAAAGGGCGCTAAAAGGAAGTAAATTGGAATACTCAGGATTACCGGAATTTGCCCGCCAGAATATTCCATTTTACCAACAGAATTACATAGATACGGCAAAAGAATATCAGGGAATTGAAAAACTGGTAAAAGCAGGATATTACAATCTGACTGCAGACTGCATCGATGGAGGAAGTAATGCACTGCTTTCCTTGAGAGAAAAGAAATTAAGAAAAGTACTGGGGCTTCAAGGTGAATACTACAATCTTATCAAAAAGAAAGATCCACACATGAGAGAGTATAGAGCGCTGTATAACTGCCAGCAGGCAGGAATCCGGGCAACATGGGAACAGGTTCAGGAAATGTCTAAATTTGGCAGGGATTTTGCAATATACATGAGGCACACAACACCACATAAGATGCTTAGATATATCCGGGAAAATACCACAAGAAAATGGAATGACGGGGATAGACAGACAGTCACGGATTACCACGATTATCTGCAGATGGCCGCAATACTGGGGTACAACATGGACGACCCATATGTATTATATCCAAAGAACTTAAAAGAACGTCATGATCAGCTGGTACAAGAGCAGGAAGAAAGAAAAATAGAATTACAGGGAAAGAAAGACGACCAGAAAGACGGAACGCTAAGAGAGATGATAAAAAGACGTGGCTGGAATGCTTACGAAATGGAGACGGATGACCTGTTGATAAGATTACCAAAAAGAGTAAGAGAAATCAGGCAGGAAGGACAGAACCAGCATCATTGTGTAGCGACTTATATAGACAGAATGGTATCCGGAGAGACCTGTATTCTTTTTATCAGAAAAAAGGAAGAACCAGAAGAGAGTTATTACACGGTCGAGGTCAGAGAGGGAGAAGTAATCCAGGTGCGAGGAAAGTACAACAAAGATCCGGGAGAAGATGTGAAAAAGTTTATGAATACATTCAAAAAGCGGATTCAAATGAGAAAGGCGGGATAATATGGATGAAATAAGAGTAACCGAGTCATTGGACGAGATGACGATAATCATAAAAGCACTATTAAACGATATAGCAGAGAGCTTTATATCGGTGGGATTCTATCTCAAAATGACAGAACAGGACGAGCTATACAAGCAAGCAGGATACAGGAATATTTGGGAATATGCCAAGGACACATTTGGGATAGGACGTTCTACGGCGAGCCGCTTCATGGACATTAATACAAAATACAGTATTGGAGGATTCTCACCGCAGATCGATGACAAATGGAGAGGCTATGGCAGCAGTAAGCTCACAGAGATGTTGGGACTTCCGGAAGAAATCCAGGAAGCTATACCAACAGAAGCCACGGTCAAGGACATCCGGGAGGCAAAAGGGATTATCCGGGAAACAGAAGCACATTATGATGATCAGATGGAGCTGTGCGACATCGCACAGGAAGAACCGCAGGAAACAGACTGGATGGTGGAATTAGCAAGAGAGTATTTCAAGGATGGAAAAGAAGCATTTCAAAAGCTTCTCGACTGGGAACGCAAGGATCCGGATGGATCAGACATAGCCAGAGAGCTTCTGGTTATCTTAAACCCGACAAAATTCAAAATGATTCGCTTAGAATATGCCAATGTCATGATGACTGAACATACTATCAAGGTTATGCCGTATCGAAACCATGGAGAAAATCAGAAATATGATTATATGGATTTTGCCAAAGGATTTGAGAAATTGTTCCTCCCGGAGTATTCGGAAGACCTGAAGATGGCAGCAGGCGACCTGTATAAGAGAGTCTATGACGAATCGTTATACCCGGAAACGGAAACACAAGAAAAAATACCGGAAAAGAAACCGGAGAAAAAGGCGCAAGCTTCAGTAAAGACAGAAGCTCCGAAGAAACCGGAAGTAAAAAAAGAACCGCCGAAAGAGCCGGCACAGGAAGTCAAGAAAGAACCGGAAGAACAGATTCCGGGACAGACCGAAATCGCGAAGGATTTTCCGGAATATTGTCCAGATAACATGGAAGCGCCGGCAGAAATCACGGAAGAGGAAGAAATCAAAGGAGCTTACGCTACGAGAAGATTATACATGGCATCAATCCCAGCGCAGGAAGCTGCAGAGTATATGGCGAAAGTTATGGATAAAAAAATGCGTTCCATGCGAGGTGTGAGTTTTGCAGCACTGGGAAAAGAGGAATTCTGGACAGAATTGTTCGAAGCGGAAGTGGATAAGAACGGAGAGGAGATTGAATGCGTAGAGCAATGTGCGAATTAATGTATCCAAAACCGGCGAGAAAAAAGAAACGAAAGCACCACCCGGCGCCAATCGTAGAAACATATCCGGGTATCTGCTACCTGTGCGCCAAGGAAGAAGGCAACTGGAATTACCAGTATACAGAATGCCACCATGTAGTATTTGGAGGCGGAGGACGCACCAGAAGCGAAGAGAATGGTTTAAAAGTCTATCTATGCCGGAGACACCACAAGGAAGGCAAAGACGCTGTACATAACTGCCGTGCAACCCGTGAAAGGTTATGTGCTTATCTGCAGGAAGCATACGAACAGGATCACACGCGAGAGGAGTGGATGAAAATTGCCTACAAAAACTACCTATAGACTTAGGAAAGACGAAAGCTCCCAGGATTTCTATAAGGGCGAATACGTGAAATGCATTCTGATGGGAGAAGAGAAAGAACGGTTGGGAATTGTGTTTGAAAAAGAACACCTGGCAGATACCGTCACAGTATGGCTGGAAGACACGGGAGAATTTGTCGTATTACCGGTAAAAAGAGTAAGAAAACTATAGCACCTCAGTGTATCACACGACACTATCAACCATAGATTCCCTCCGGCCGGTGGAGCCGGAGGAGAAAGGAGACACATGAATAAAATATATGCCGTAGATTTCGACGGCACATTAAATACAGCAGAATATCCGGAACTGGGAGAGCCAAACACAGAACTATTCCAATTTCTGATCAAACGGCAGCAGTCCGGAGACAAGATTATACTCTGGACATGTAGGGAGGGAGATCTATTACAGGAGGCAGTCATATACTGCAGGGCGAATGGATTGGAGCTTGATGCAGTCAATAGCAATATTTCTGAAAATAAGAACAATTGCAGGAAGGTCTATGCAGATTATTATATCGACGACCGGAACAAGATGATTGTAGCAAGGAGGCGCAGAAAGAAATGTGGACCATTAAATCGGACGAATGTCTGGAATTATATCAAGAAGACGAAAAAATCGCAGCATTGATCTGGGATGAAGTGGAGCTGTGCTGGGGGCTATGGTATCGAATAAGCATATTTCCAAGGCTTTCATGTATTGGAGAAATGGAAGGCTTCGGTAAGTTAGACATTGAACCGGTACAGATGGCAGCAGTTGAGACCATTATAGATTACTGCAAGAGACAAGCAGATAAATGGGAAGGACGCGCAGAGGATATGGAGGAAATGCTATGAAGTGGATCCGGGAAAGCATGACACAGATTGACCTTGTAGATGGAGGGAAAAAGCTTGCCTATATCGCATACAAAAACTTCCGGTGGCTTCTCTACGAAGGCGGTGAAGAGTGGGGCATAGATTTGAAAATCTATGAACAACATCAGGTAGAAGTAGCGCAGATGGCAGCAGTTGAGGAACTGATCCGGTACCATGCTGAGAAAGCCAAGTTATTCCGGAAAGCGAGAAAGGAGATGGCTGCATGAAAGAATATGACAAAGAGCTATTAAGGTCTCTAGTAAAACAGGGGCTGACCAATAGAAAGATAGCAGAAAAGATGGGGCTCACCCAGACGCAGGTACAATATAGAATTACGGCAGACGGATTAGTCGGAATTCGAAGAGAGGGTGGAGACCCAACACAGAGAAAGCCGCGGGAACCAAAGCCAAAACCCAAAGAAAAACCAAAAGGCTCGAACGGTGACAGAAAAAAATGCAAGACCTGTAAATGGCGTGCAAGATATCCAGTCAGCTTCTGTAATTACGGAGCATTCCACAAATTTTCCAGAAGTCATTACTGCACGGCAGATAATTGCACTGTCTACGAAAAAGGCAAGCCAATGAAGGAAAAACCAAGTTAGGGAGAAGATAATATGTACATTATCAGTAAAGATAGCACACAGCTTATCAACCTTGCACATGTAACAGCATTGTACATCGGCGCAGATGAATGCTCTATCAAAGCGGATTTTTCAACAGGGAAGGGCTGCCAAGTCACAAGATACAATTCTAAGGCAGAGGTGACAACAGCCATGAAAATGCTTAGTGAGGCGATAGGACACACAGAAGTGTTCAGCTTTCCAAGCAGTGAACAATTGCGAGCGAAAGCAATCACAAATGAACGCTCGCACCATATCACTGGAAAGAAGACAAAAGGTCACGGTGGAAGCTGATTCACGAAAACGTGAAAAAATCATGAAATCATGAAGGAGAAAAAATGGAAATAGGATATTGCTTGGAATGCCACGAACTAAATTACGCCATGACAAATGCAAATGGTAATTTTGAACGCGCAAATATGTCAAACAACCATGAAGGGCACAGACAATATATTTTTGAAGCACCGGATAAGTATACACCGCCGATTAGGAATGTATTGACAAAATTACAGGCAGGATTACCAATATTAGACAATGAAATTGTGCTATTTAAAATGGCGATTGAATTTGGCGACATAGATAAATACCTAGAAAAAATATAAGGAGAAAATACAGATGCGAGGATATATAAGTGGAATTGCTGACAATAGTAGAATAAACTATTGTCCATTATGCAGAGCAGTGCTGGGAACAAACGCATATTACGGAGATGGAACCGTAGTATGTGACGAATGCGACTTTCATTTTGCGGTCATAGAATGTGAGGAAAAAGGGCAGGGCGAAGACTCGCAGAATCATGAACTAGGCGGTATACGGGAGGTTACAGCAGAAATGCTTGAAGCATCAGAAAAGAAAGCACCAGCCATATCTGATCGCTTAGATAAAGCGCTTCAGGACGCAATCGGAAAATAACATAGTAGAGTAACAATAACATTTCCGGGGTGCTTTGGAGAACCATGCTTATATAGGGACATACAGGGAAACAAAGGCAAATTACCCCGAAAATGAACAAAAACGGACGAAAATATCACAAAAACACCACGGAGCTATCAAAATGCTACCATTAAGCTCCCAGGAGCGTTTAAAAAGGTACCATCAAGGAAAGGAGACAGAAATGGCTTGTAAATATGCAAAAAGAACGGACCATGGTTGGGAATGCACTAACGCGAAGAAACCATGCAGATATCCTATTCCAGACCGGAGCTTGTGCTCGGAAGAATACAAATGGATTAAAGGCATAGGAAAGCGGATAAAAGAACGTGAGATTGATGCAGAATCATTACTATAGCAAACCATCAAAGTCGCGGCAGAAAGAGACATATACAAAGACTTATACATGAAAATAACAGAAAAGCTTATAGGAGATAAGATTTAGGAGGCTGCAATGGACAAGAAAGAATATGACCAGATAGAAGAACGAGCAAATAAGTTGCAAAATGAAGCAGAGAGAAAGTGTAGCCAGAAAATAAAAGAGGCTACAGAATATAAAGACGGATATGTCCAGGGAGTGAAAGACTTGCTAACAGCTATAAGGAGAGGAGGAGTAAAAGATGAGAGTAAAAAAATGCGATAGATGTGGAGCAATATACGAGAAGAACGAAAAGTGTAAAACAAAGGAAATCAGGAATGAAATCGTAAGTGCAATTGCAACAATAAGCGAACGAGGAATGGTAGATGAAGAATACAACCTGTGCGATGAATGTATTGAAAAGTTATATGATTGGATGAAAGATAACGAAGAATAAAGTGGACAGAAAGGAGGTTAAAAGAGCGTAAGATGGAGAGAGAAATACTTTTTAGAGCAAAACATATCCATGCAATGGATAGTAACGAGTATCTTAATGGAAGATGGATGCACGGCTATCTTAGTGACAAGAATTATATCAATGATAAAAGCCTTGAGGGTGAATTTCTGATTAACGAAGATACCATTTGCCAGTACACAGGATTGACTGACAAGAATGGAAAGAAAATATGGGAGAATGATATTCTGATGTGTAACGGCAACCCGGACGATCTTGTAAAGGTAGTGTTTGGAGAATTCCGTGTAATTGACATCATAACAGAGCAAGCAGTCGATACCGCGATTGGCTGGCATTATGAAGTGGTTCCGACAGACGCAATCAGTAGGTGTGAGCCATTTTGCTATCCAATGCCATTAAATCATCAATATGTCAAGAGATGCGGAATGAAGGTTATCGGTAATATCTATGACAATCCGGAATTATTAGGAGGTACAAAATGATAGCATATTATTGTGATCGTTGCGGAAAAGCAATCGTAGACGGAACCATCTATAGAGTGGCAATCACAGCCGAGAGCGTAAGTATACTTGGCACAGAAGATACGTTGGCAACAACATTTGAAGCAGACGCGGTAAAAGCCAGATGTTACTGCGGAGAGTGTAAACGGGAAATAAAATCATTTTTATACAATGGAGA